CCCGCCACTCCGGCCCCGTCACCTGGACCCACCGCACCGACGCCGAGGCATGGCTCGCCGCCGAGCGGCGCATCCTCGAGTCCGGGGACTGGACCCCGCCCGCCGACCGCAGCCGCGCCGAGACCGCGGCCGGGCAGCTACTCGCCGACTACGCCATCGCCGCCATCCAGCGGCGCGCCACCCGCACCCGGAATCCTCTACGCCCCTCCACCCAGGCCCACTACGAGCAGCTCCTGCATCACTCGATCCTGCCCGCCCTCGGGGACCTGCCGATCGCCTCGATCACCCCCGCCGACATCACCGCATGGCATGACGGCCTCGCCGCATCCCCGACGGCCCGCGGCCACGCCTACAGCCTGCTGCGCTCGATCCTCGCCGAGGCCGTCGACGACGACCTCCTGCCCCGTAACCCGTGCCGGATCCGTGGCGGCGGTGCCCCGGCTGTGGCGCGGGAGGCGGAGGTCCTGACCGCGCCGGAGCTGGCCGCCTACCTCGACGCCGTCGAGCCCCGCTATCGGGTGCCGCTGGCCCTGGCGGCGTGGTGCAGTCTGCGCTCGGGGGAGGTGCGGGCGCTGCGGCGCTGCGACATCGCGGATGACGCGGCGGTCCTGCATGTCCGGCAGGCCGTCACCCGCATCCCCCACCCCGACGGCGCCTACTGGCATTTCGGTCCGCCCAAGACTCGGGCGGGCAGGAGGTCGGTGGCGATCCCGCCGGTCCTCGCCGCCGGCCTGGCCGGCTGGCTGGCTGACTGGGACGAGCGCCACCCCGACCGGTCCACGGAGGGGCTGCTGTTCACCGCACAGGACGGGAGCTCCCCGCTCCACGACAACACGCTGCGGAAAGCGCACAGGCGGGCGGCGGCTGCGGTGGGGCGGGCGTCGCTGACGGTGCATGATCTACGCCGCACCGGGGCGACGCTGGCGGCCCAGTCGGGTGCGACGGTGCGGGAGGTCATGCGGCGGCTGGGGCACACGCGCCCGGCGGTGGCGATGCTGTACCAGGTCGCCGACGATGCCCGGGACGCCGCGGTCGCGGCCCGCATGAGCAGCCTCGCCCTACCCCGCAGGGAGGAGCACTCCGAGGGATGATGATGCAGGCTCGGTGCAGTATTTCTGCGCGAGAGGCCTGTTTTTCGCCGGAGTCGGCGATTTCGCTGCACTTCGCGTGCAGAATCGCGCCCGAAGCGGCATGTAACATTTCGGGGCATAATATTCCGATTCCGCCGAGATGGGCGGTTTAGCCGCGCCCGAAGACGCGGCAAGAAGAGCGCCCCCCACCCTGACCGGGTGGGGGGCGCTCTTGTCGTGTATGCGGCAGCTATGCGGGGAGTGTCACATCCACGTTGCCCTTGTCGGGGGACAGGAAAATCTCCCACTGGAGATTGAATGGCCTGGCGGGGTCGGGGACGAGGAAGCATTTCGTCCACTCCAGCGTCTTGCCAGGCAGCACGTCGGTGGATGTCACGTCGCATTTGTTGGCGGAATCGATCGTAGATTCTGCTGTCTGCGTGCCGGTTGTGGCCTGGACTACCAGAGACATCGGCTGAAACTCTTTGGGCGAGTTGTTGGTGTAGGAGACGGTGAATTTATAGTACTCGGTGCCGGCGTAGCTGTGCTTTTGCTTCACGGGGGAGCTGATTTTCAGCACAGAGCTGTCGGACAGCGTGTAGGGCTGGTCGAGCTGGAACGCCGCCCCGGCGACGCCCTCCCCCTCAACGGGGCCGGCGTTGCTGGCGCCATCCGACGGGGCGAGCGGATCAGCGGGCGTGGCCGTGACGGTTGTGGTCACGGTCGCCCCAGCATCGGAGCCGCTGGAGCCACCCCGACTGGCCGCGCCGGCGGCGAATCCGACGACGAGGCAGACGGCCCCGATGAGTAACGGATGCTGCCACCACGGGCGTTTCATAGGCGTGGCGGCAGGGGCGGGTTGGGGCGCTGTGGGCGCGGTCATGGCATCCTCCAGAGAGACACGTGAGGGCGACTGCCGTGTCGTCCTATCGGCTGACGATATCCCAGCCGGGGCGTGGGCGCTAGGGCACGGCGGGTCGTGTCGCGACCGGGCCGCGGCTTGCCGGAGTGAGGGCGGCGAGCCGGGTGAGCAGAGTGGGGACGTCCACACCCAGCACCTCCGCTGCTTCTGCCGGGCAGCGTGCCCACCGCACGGCCTCCCGCAGCGCGTCGAGGGGGATCAGCCGCCTGGCTGCCTCGGCGTCGACTATCCGCTCCTCGCGTGCGGCATGGTGGGCGGGGACGGGGCCGCGCTCGGCGTGGATGATCTCGTGCGTCAGGGTACAGCGCTCCTCTGCCGCCCCGAGGCGATCGTTGATCACGATCAATCTGCGCGCGTGGTCGCAGTAGCCGCGGGTAGTGATGGCGGCCCAGGTGACCGCCCAACCCGGCGGCACCCCCTCCCATGGGTCGTACATGCCGCCAGCATGGCAGCCGGGACTGACAGGATCAGCAGGGCTCCCAGTCGTCGGCGCCGTCGCCAACCCATGGGCGATCGTCAGCGGCGATCTCGACGGGCATCGCAGCCTCGAGGAGCCGCTGCTGCTTGATCTCCTGCATCGACAGAGGCCGCTCCTCACGCGGCCGCTCGGGCGACTGGGACGCGGCTCCCTCCGCCCCCAGCCGTTCTTCGGCACGTTCTAGCGCATCCGGGAGGCGAAGCCCGAGCGCGCCGGCTATTGCGGCCGCCTGCTCTAAGCCCATCGACCGCTCGGCGTTGAGCAGGCGGATCAGAGTCCGACGCGATACCTGCGAGCTGGCGGCCAGCCGGTCCAGCGAGAGCCGCTGCGCGGCCCGTTCCCCCCTCAGCACGGCGGCGAGGGCGCCATTCAGGCCGCCCGCCGGGTTCCTGTCCGAGGTTTCCATGTCTCGACGATACCCAACTGGGCATGAATATGCCCGATTTGGCTCGGGCGTGTCCAAAGTTGCACTCCACCGATTCGTGGCCCTATAGTGTCCATATGGTCACTAACCACCCCAGATCGGTCACCGAGGCTACGGCGCACGCCGTGGCGGCGGAGATGCGCTGGCGGGGGATCAGCACCTTGGCGCTCGCCGGCCGGACGGGAATCTCCCGGACGACCCTCACCCGCCGCATGCGCACGGGCGAGTTCACAGTCCCGGAGTTGGAGCGGATTGCTCTGTCTCTGGGGATGCGGCCCTCGGAGCTCCTTCGCTCAGCAGAGGAGCGGCAGCGCCGCTCCTGAAGGACAGAAACGCCCCGGCGCTGGAACGCCGGGGCGCGAAGTAAAGAAAGGTCCAACTTTCATGTCCAACATTACCCCATTCGCCTACGAAGGCGAAGAAGTTCGTTTCTACGCCGCTGGCGACTCGGTCGAGATCGTCGCCAGCGACCTGGCCAAGCAGCTCGGCTACCGCATGGCCTCCGACATGACCCGCCACCTCGACGAGGACGAAAAGGGTACGCGTCTCGTGCGTACCCCTGGCGGCGAGCAGGAGATCGCCACGGTCACCGAGGCCGGCATGTACCGCGCAATCGTCACCCGCCAGACCGGCCGCATGACCGACGAGTCTCGCCGCGCCGCCATCCGCGCGTTCCAGCGCTGGGTGACGCATGAAGTCCTGCCCCAGATTCGCCGCACCGGCATCTACGCCGTCGAGCCGCAGCCGCAGCTGAGCGGCAAGGAACTCCTCGCCGCCGCGGTGCTGGAAGCGACGGAGACGATCCGGCAGCACGAGGCCACCATCGCCCAGCAGGCCAAAGAGCTGGAGGTCGCGGCCCCGAAGGCCCGCACCTGGGATCTGATCGTGTCCGGCGACGGCAGCTACACGATCACCGACGCCGCGAAAACCCTCGCCTCCGCCGGCGTGCAGACCGGGCCGCGGATCCTGCATCGCCAACTCGCCGAAGCGGGCTGGCTCTACAAGAACCTGCGCAACCGCTGGGTGGCCTATCAGGACCGCCTCAACTCGGGGGATCTGGTAGAGAAGCCGAGGCCGTACATCGATGAGGACGGTGTCGCGCAGTTGGCGACCCCGCAGGTGCGAATCACCGCCAAGGGCCTGGCGGCGCTCCGTGAGCTGCTGACCGTCGAGGACGGTGCGGCATGAATCCCGAGGACATTGCCGCGATGCATGAGGATCTGGAGCGCCTGAACCGCCCCACGCTAGCCCTGCTGGACGGCGCCGACACGATCGACTACACCCCAGACGACGCCGACGACACCCTCGGCCACGACGACACGATCGCGACCGTCGTCATCGATGGTCAGCGATACGAAATCGACTGGCCGCCGGATGTCGAGGACGAGTCCCGGCGCAGCCCCTGGCTCGCCGCCATCTACACCCCCGACGGGGAGCTCGTCGACTACGTCGAGTCGGGCGAGCTGGACGGGTTCCGGCATGAGACCGATGTCATCGCCGCCGCGATGGAGTGGCTCGCCCCCGACCGCGAGGAGGGGCAGGCATGAGCGGCGCCACGGATGTCATCGCGACCGTCACCTTCGGGCCACGGGTCTACGAGATCGCATGGCTGTGGGATCCGGACCTGGAGCCCGGAATGCGTCGGGACCCTTGGACGGGTGTCGTCCGTCTCCACGGCGACGACCTCGTCAATCTCCACCCCTCCGCCTTGGGGGGCGGATACGCCACAGCCGCCGAGGTCGCTTCGCAAGGGCTGAGCGAGCTCGCGGAGCTCCTGGAGTTCGGGGCATGAGTACCGCCTCAGCCCTGCGGAAGCTACGTGCCGCCCGGCCCACCAAGGACCCTGCCGGCCCGGTGGAGCCGGTCACAGTCGAGCAGGCCGCCGCCTACCTGTCCGTGCATCGGTCCACGATCTACCGTCGCTTCGCCAGCGGCCTGCTGACCCGCTGGCGCCTCGGAGGTCGCGTCTATTGCGACCTTCACGAAATCAAACAAGCGTTCACCTCTTCCCCCAATCCCCGCGGCCCGAGGAGGGGCCGCCAATCATGACTGTTCTGATCAATCTCACCCCGCACCCCGTCCAGCTGCTGCCGATCGGTGCCGGTCGTCCGCGCACGTTCCCGCCTCGCCCCCGCGAGGAGGGCGGCCCTGCCCGCGTCGCCGAGCAGACCGTGCCGGCGGGTCGCATCCAAGTCGCATTCGACCCGCAGTTCTCGATCGTCGCCGTGTCCTACGGGGAGGTGACCGGGCTGCCAGACCCGGATCCCCTCGGGGCGATCTGCTATGTCGTGTCTCGCATGGTCGCGGAGGCCTGCCCTGACCGGGGCGACCTGTACTTCCCCATGGATGTCGTGCGTGACGAGCAGGGGCGGATCCTGTACGCCAAATCGCTGGGGAGGGTCGCCCGATGAGCACGGTTCCCGAGTTCCTCGACCACCCGTCTGGGGTGGAGGTCGTGTTCCCGGACCGGCGGGGCTCCGGGGCGCCGCAGGACGCCGCCGGTGTGGCCTACTGGACGGCCCTGCTGCTGGCAGCCGGCTGCGACACCGCCGGGTGCAGCGTCGAGCAGGTGCTGCGGCCGCTCAGCCGCGAGCTGACCCGCATGCGCCCGGATCTGTTCCCGCCCGTGCCGCGCCGCGACCCGTCCGCGGTCCCGGCTGTGGTGCACCGGACTCCGTGGTGGCGCCGCCGGGTCTTTGACGAGTCGGTGCTGTCATGGATTGGGGTGGCGGCGACCGTCGTCCTGGTTGTCGTGATCGTGACGGGCGGCCTGCTGGGGTGGTGGGGCTGATGCCTGCACCGGTCCTGTACATCGCCGGCCCCATCACCGGGGTCGAGTACTACGCCGAGCGGTTCGACGGCGCCGACTACGCCCTCCGGCAGGAGGGCTACGAAACCCGCGACCCCGCCAGGTTCGCTCCCCTGCGCACCCCCTTGGAGAAGGCGAAGCCGTACAGCCGGTTCACGCCGGGCCGTCGCCCACCAGAACCGAGCTGGCACGACTACATGCGGCAGTGTCTCCGCACCATCGCCCAAGTTGACGGCGTCGCCCTGCTCGACGGCTGGGAGGACTCCCGCGGAGCGTCGTGGGAACACAGGATCGCCACGGAGGTGCTGGCGCTGCCCTGCCTGCCCGTCGCGGAGTGGGTGGCACTGGGGGGGATGATGCCATGACCGGGCAGACCCTCACCACACGTCCCGATCAGGACGTGTGGGATGAGCGGCAGCTCGCTGCTCTCCAGTCCCTAGGCATGCACGGCTCCCCGGCGGAGCTGGCCATCCTGCTGCATCACTGCCAGCGCACGGGTCTCGACCCGTGGGCTAGGCAGATTCATCTGATCACACGGGCCGGGCGAGCCACCGTGCAGGTCTCCATCGATGGGATGCGTCTCGTCGCCGACCGGGTGGACCGCCAGACGGGCGGGCATCACGGCTACGAGGAGACGCTGTGGTGCGGGGACGACGGACAGTGGCGGGACGTGTGGCTCACCGACGCGCCCCCAGCGGCGGCGAAGGTGACCATCGTGCGCGACGGCCACCGGGTACCGGTAGTCGCGCATGGGCGGGAGTACATGCCCCGCAGCCGCGACGGCCACCCGACCGGGTTGTGGAAGTCTATGCCGGCCCTGATGCTGGCGAAATGCGCCGAGGCGCTCGCTCTCCGCAGGGCTTATCCGCAGGACCTGTCCGGGCTCTACACCTCGGACGAGATGGCCCAGGCGGGTCCAGCCCCCGCCCCGGCGCCCGAGCAGCCGCGTGAGCGACCCCGCCGCGCATCCCGGCAGCAGCTCAGCGAGCTGCGCGACCTCATGGCCGATGCCGGCCTCGACGGCGCCACCGCCCTGGCCCTGGCCCGCGAGGCCGCCGGCAGGCCGGATTTGGCCACCGCCGCTGACCTCACCCCTCGGGAGGCCGACCGGGTCGCGGCGGCGCTCCGTGAAGCCGCCACCGAAGCCCTCGACCCCCACGCCGGGCCCCCCACCGACGGGGAGCCCGAAATCGAACCCGAAAGCGAAAACCATGACTGACCCCACTACGGCCAACAAACCGTTGAACCCAGCCGAGGTGTACGCCACGGCCAAAGCGCTCGCGCAGGGCCTCTCCGAGGTCCTCCCCCGCCTCCAAAAGAATGCGGAGGCCTACGCCGACCAGGTCGGCGCCGACCGACTCCGCGCCGGCGACACCACCGTCGCCATCACCACCAGAAAACCCGGCATCCGGATCACCGACCCCAACGGGATGCTCGACTGGGTGCGGGACGAGCTCCCACACCTGATCCGTGAGACCATTCCCGAGCCGTCGCAGCGGTGGCTGCGGCAGAAGCGTCTCACCGTCTCGCCGGACGGCGAGGCGGTGGTCGACCAGGTGACTGGGGAAATTCTGCCCTGGGCCGAGGTGACGCCCGGCAGCCGCCACCTGGTGGTCCGCTCCACCGAGCAGGTCAAGGCGGCCGCGGCCGCGGAGCAGCTCGTCTCCCAGATCCCCGCCGTGGCATCTGTCCTCACTCCTGCCGCTCTCCTCGAGGAGGCGCAGGCATGACCGCCCCGTCGAGTAGCGAGTTGCGGCTCGTCGAGCTGCTGCCCGGCGGCGACCGGATCACCTCCGGGCCACTGCGGATCGCCGCGGCCCTCGACAGCCACGGCGACATCAGGATCTACTTCCGGGGCGCGCCCACCCCCGAGGACCTGTCCCACGTACTGGGGGCAGCCATCGCCACCGCGGCAAGGGCGGTCGGGGCGTCCCCGACGCTGCTCGGCCTCGTGTCTGTCGCGGCGGCCGAGGAGGCCCTGCGGCGAGGGGGCGGCGGCCATGAGTGACGTGCAGGACCGCATCGGCCGTCTCGCCACAGAGGCTCAGACGCGGGCTGACGTGGCCGGCACGCAGGCAGCGTGGCAGGAGGGGCGCGCCCACGGCCTCCGTGAGGCCGCCGCCGTCCTGGCCGCCGCCGCAGAGGCCCGGACGCTCCGTGACGACATCCGCGACTACATCGCCGACCTGGAGGCCCGCCCCGCCGAGACGGAGGAGGGGCGGCTGAGGCGGCAGTCCCAGCTATCGCCTCAGGAGCGGGCCGTCTACGAGGCGGCCGTGCAGGCGGAGCGTATCGCGTGGCGGCAGGCCGCCGAGGACCTCCGCGGCCTCCTCGCCGCCCACGGGGCCGAGGGAGGCGACGATGAGTGACCCAGTCTGCGAGTACGGATACATCCACGCCTCGGAGCCTCACCGTCCGGTCCGGGCGTCGTGGGGCGAGACTGGGGTCCCCGATCTGGCCTGGTGCGAGATCTGCTGCCAGCCGTGGCCGTGCGAGACCGCCATCGCCATCGACATCGAGGACGGCGAGTGATGGCCGACCACTGCCAGCGCTACGGCACCCCCGGCGGCGGGGTGCGTGACAAATCCATGATCGACGTCGGCCCCGTGCCGACCCTCACCACCGAGCAGCGCCAGCGTGCCATGCGGCTGCTCAAAGCCCGCGCCGCCACCGACTTGGCCGACATGCTCGGCCTCACCCCCGAGGAGACACCATGACCATCCGACACGTACAGGTCCGGGTCACGAGAGAGCGCACCGCTCTCGGCGACCTGGTCGCGGAAGTCGCATGCCCGGGCTGTGGCACCCGGGCCGAGTTTATCGGCTGGCCGGAGGCGATCGAGATCGCTGACGGGCACGCCCGCTGCTGCCGCCCCCTCCTGGACGGCCTGACCACCCGCCCCTCCTCGAGGAGGACGGCATGACCGGGCGTCTGGCGGAGTGGCGTAACGCCGCCGGGGAGCGCGGCGGCCCCGTGGACCTCTACCCCCTCACCCCGCCGGCCCGACCCGGGCCGGTCACGATCTGGCACTGCTGCGGGTGCCCCGCCTGCTGCGACGCCTACGAGTCCCCGCTGCCGTGCGACCGGCCCGACACGTGCACGCCGGAGCGGCCCTGTCTCGGCAGGGTGCAGGCCCGGCAGTGGGGGGAGCGCCATCTGGTGGCGGGCTGCCACCCTGCACCGTCGGCGCCCCGCGGCCGAGGTCGCTGGGAGGCGTGGGAGGACGACCTGGTCCGCGTCCCGGAGGCGGCACCGCAGGAACTGGCGGCCCGTCTGGGCCGCACGGTCGCCGCCGTCAGGGAGCGCCGCCGCACCCTCGGCGTCGACGCTGCTCGGCCGGCGCGGCGCTGGGAGCCGTACGAGGACGAGCTACTGCGCGCCTGCCCGTCCCTGCCGGACGCCGAGGCGATGCTACCCGACCGCTCCCGGCAGGCCATCATCTGCCGGGCCCGGCACCTGCTCCACCACCTCACATACCGACGACGCCAGGAGGCCGCCGCATGACCACCATCACCATCGCAGGGAATCTCACCGCAGACCCGGAGCTGCGCTTCACCCCACAAGGCAAGCCACTCGCCGCCCTCGCAGTGGCGGTCAACAAGCGCGTCAAGCAGCCCGACGGGTCGTGGAGCGACGGCCCCACCAGCTACTACCGCTGCACCGCATGGGGCGCTCTGGCAGAGCACGTCGCCGAGTCCCTCGCCAAAGGGACGCGCGTGATCGTCCAAGGGCGCCTGGACATCCGCGAGTACGAGACCCGTGACGGGCAGCGCCGCACCGCGGCCGAGATTCAGGTCGACGATGTCGGGCCGTCGCTGCGGTTCGCCACCGCCCGGCCCGAACGCACCTCACAGCGGGGCGCCGGCTGGCCTCCCCAGCAGCCCGCCGCAGCGCCCCACACGCCGCAGACGGGGGACCCGTGGGCGCAGCAGCAGCGGTCGGCGCAGGATCCGTGGGGGCAGCAGACAGGAGGGGCGGATGATGCCCCACCATTCTGACGACGCTCAGCCGCCTCGGGCGGCGCTTGAGGGGCTGTATGCGCTGCCCGCCGCGGGTGGCCTGGCATGGCTGCCCCGCGAGATCCCCGGGGCGTGCTGGCAGTGCCGCCACTGCCGACGGGTCTACAGGGCTGAGACGCCCGGGATCCTCCGGTTCTGGGCCAGCCACCACCCGGGTGTCTGCGCGGCGCCGCGTGAGCGGGGGCTGTGATGGCCCTCCCCGTGGCTGAGACATGTAGCTGGTGCGGCCACCCGATCCATGCGGGTGACTGTGCCCGGGAGATTCAGGTCGGTGCTGGGAAGCGGGGCCGTGTGATGCGGCCCTGCCCCTGCCGCCGACAAGTATTCGAACAACAGAAAAAGGAAGTCTCATCTCATGGATGAGATAATTTTCTTTGTCGAGGGGGTGCCAGCACCCCAGGGCAGCAAGACCCACGTCGGGGGTGGGCGGCTGATCGAATCGTCCCGGCTGGTCGGGCCGTGGCGCGACACAGTCCGACGGGCCGCCATCGAGGCGATGGCCGGCAGGCCGGCCATCGACGGCCCCGTCTATCTGGTGCAGGTTTTCGCTCTGCCCCGCCCGAAAAGCCACTACGGCACCGGTCGCAACTCGGGGCAAATCAAGCGCGGCGCCCCGAGCCGTCCCCCGGTCCGTCCGGACCTGGACAAGTTGGTCCGTGCCGTGGGGGACGCCCTGACCGGGGTGTGCTATCGCGATGACGCGCAGATCGTGAATCTGTGTGCCGCGAAGTACTACGTCACCGCCGCCGGTCGGCTGTCCGTGCCGGGCGTGGAGATCCGCGTCCACGGCGAAGGATGCTGGTGATGGCCCGCAAGATCCCGGGCGAGTTCGTGCCTTTGAGCGTCGATCTCGCCGCCGACCCCGCGATCCTGGAAGCCGGCCCGGATGCCGAACTGCTGTACGTCCGCGCCCTGCAATACGCGAAGCGGCAGCGCACGGACGGGCTAGTGCCGAAGCCGGCCCTGTCGCGACTCACTCCCGGCTTGCGCCGCCCCACGTCGCTGCCCAAGCGGCTCGTCGACGCTGGCCTGTGGGAACCGGTCGAGGGGGGTTGGTACATCCGCTCCTGGTTGCGCTGGAACCTGTCCCTCGAAGAGCAGGAGGCCCGTCGCGAGCGGAACCGCGCCAACGTGCGGAAGCGCTGGGCAGGCCGCGAGGAGGCTGCTGATGAGTAGCCGCTGCCTCGCCCATCCCGTATACGAGTCGTATACGGGTCGTAATACGGATCGCACCCCATTCCGTATACGAGTCGTATACCAAGCAAGCATACGACTCGTATACAGAGACAGAGACAGAGACAGAGATACTCCTACCGGAGTCTGTCTGTGGTGTCTGTGGTTGCTTATTTCTGCTGCTAAAAGTCTCTACGGCGCGAGGTTTTCAGCAGCATGAAGACGCAGATCATCGATCGTTTGACGCCCGACCTCGCACGCAACTTCGGCGAATGGGCCGCACTTCGCCGACCCACATGGCACCCCCAGGCCGTCGCGAACGCGCTCTGGCCGCTGCGCGACCAGCCGCTCGCATTCGTCGACGCGCTGCTCGCGTTCGCCGTCCACGACCCCGAGTGCGAAACCCCTGCCGCCATCGGCTGGCGCGACCGGACGTGGTGGCAGCGCGCCGCAACCGCCACCACCCCCGAGCGGGCCGCAGTCGACCCGTGGGCCGAGCGGGCCGCCCAGCTGCGCCGCGACCGCGCCACCGAACTCGCCCACCGCGCCACCCCCGACCAGATCCGCACCATCCGCGAAAGGACCCCGAAACCATGACCACCCCCGCCCCCGAGATCGCCGCCACCTGGACCGACGCCGGAGTCACCCTCCGCATCCGCCACCTCGACGCCCTCGGCCCCGACGGACTCGCCGTGATGGCAGCCGAACTCCACCGCCTCGCCGCCGCCCTCGACCAGCAAGCCGGCCACGTCACCGCCGCCGCCCAGCCAAGAACATGCCCTGAGACGCCCAGCGCGGCCGCTAGGACGGCCTAACAGGGCCGGGCCGGTACTCGGCTACCCCCGAGCGCTGAAAGGCCCGCAAAATCCCGCCCCTACATCAATCACGCCCAACCCCGAAAGGAACTCGAAACCATGGCCTGGACCTGCCGCACCTGCTACGTCACGATCCGTGGGCCCAAGTCCGCGCATTGCGCCTACTGCCACAAAACCTTCACCGACGCCCACTCCGAGGACATGCACCACGCCGGCAAGTACGGCGTCACCAAGGACCCCGACAGGTACCGCTGCCTCACCCTCGAAGAGATGCTCGACAAGGGCATGACCACTGATGCCCGTGGCTACTGGATGACCGGCATCACCTACGCGGGGCCCGAAAGCTCTAGCGCTGAACCGTGCACGGCCTAGCAGCCCCGCCCCCACACCCGAAAAATACCCCCCCACCCCTGAAAGGCCCCCAAACCGCCATGCGTACCGACATCATCGACTGCTGCTGCGACGACCTGCCCGACGGCACCCCCATCGACCGCCACGTCACGATCCGCGTCATCGCCGGCCACGGCCGCATCCTCCGCCTCGACATCGACAACCCACCCAACAGCAGCCGCGCCAACCGGCCCGTCCTCGCCGACGAGATGCGGCGAATCGCCAACGTCCTCGAACAGCAGGAGCCAACCGCATGACCTCCCACGAACTCGTCTTCCTCGCCCTCGCGGCCCTCCTCATCCTGACCGGCTTCGCCGGAGCCGGCGTCGCAGCCCTCACCGGGCTCCTCTCTCGGAGCATCTACTGCGACGCCGAGGGCCGAATCCTCCAAGCGTCCCTGGTCGTCGTCGCCATCGGGGGTCTCGTAGCCGTCGGAACCTTCATCGAGGCACTCATCCGCATCACCCTCCCCCTGCTCGGGGGCGCGTCATGACCGTCGAAGAACTCCGCGACCTGCTCGCCGACCTGCCCGTCACCCTCGAGCTCGAGGGTGACGACGGCGCCATCCACGCCGATGAGCTCATCGGCGTGGCGTTCGACGACGAGTTCATCCTCACCAACTACCCGCGGGGCGGGTAAACCAACACCCCCCAACCACCCCACCCGCCGCCATAATCGAACACGAATCGAGCACGAAAGGAATCCCATGACCACCGACCTCGACCGCGCCACCGAAGCCCTCCGCGAAATCGCCTACATCCACCAACCCACCGCCGACGAGGGCCGGGCGATCTGCCGCCACTGCTGCCACCTATGGCCGTGCGAACACGCCGCGATCCTGCGGGACGTGGAAGACCTGACCCGCTACGGCGATCAGCCGCCCGAGCAGCCGTTCCTCATCACCGCCACAAAGTCGACGCTTACAGCCGAGCTCACCCGCCTAGCCGCCACCGAGACGACCGAGGCCACGGAATGACCCTCCTCCTCATCGGCCTGGCCCATCTCGTTGCGGGCTTCGTCATGGAAGGGCGGGAACACCGACGGGCGTGGCCGCTGCCCGTCACCGGCTTCGCCGCCTTCCTCCCCGACTGCCTCATCACCACCGGGATAGTCCTCACCGCCGCCGGCAGCGCCTACACCGCCGACACCCTCCTGTCACTCATCCCCTGAAAGGCCCCCCACAATGACCGTTCAAGAACTCCGAGAAATGCTCACAGACCTCCCCGATGCCGCCGACATCATCCTGGAAATCAGCATCAGCAACATCCCCGACTACGTCGCCCGCTACAGCCGCCGCATCACTGCCGACCCCGATCGCATCACCTGCGAAGACGAACCCGACGCCTACTATCTCGTCGGAACCGCCGCCGAGGACATGCTGTGACCCCCAAGGAGCTGGCATTCCTCGTCGCCGGCGGTCTCGCCACCACCGCCAGCCTGACCATCGTCGCCGCCGGCGCCATCACGGCCGCTATCTACAAGCGCCTCGCCGTCCCGCCACCCAAGGAGTATGACGACGGCAACCTGCCGGGATGCCTGTTCGGCCTGGGGATGATCTTCAGCCTGCTCACCGGCCTCCCCACCCTCGGCGTCCTCACATGGTGCGTCATCCGCGCACTCATCACCACCCTCGGACTCGCCCCAATCCTCGCCCCACTCACCCAACCCTGAAAGGAAATCCAGCAATGACCAACAATCTGGAGCAGGTCGCCGCCAACCTGCTGAACGCCATCAACAACCCCACTCCGAGGTCGCCCATCGCCCCAGCCATGCACCGTGAAATGGCGCAAGACGAGCTCGGCATGCACTCCGCCTACCACGAGGGCCGGCACGTCGGCGCCGCCACCGTTCACGCACTGCTGGAGATCGCCGAGCAACTTCGCCTCGCGAACCTCATCGCTTTGGCGCAGGTGCAGCTCCCGCCCGAAAACGTAAACGCCGACGACCTCGTGTACGTCCGCAACCAGGCGGCCTCGGCCCTGATCCACCTCGAAAACCAAGAGTGCCGCCGAGCCGACGGGGACGTGGATGTCCTGGAGCTTCTAGCGCTGCGCCCCGACGTCGCAGCCTCTCTCGGTGTTGAACCCCTCGACGAGCAGGAGCAGCAGTGACCAACCCCGTGCCCGCCGAAGCACCCGAGGACATCGTCCTCGCCACCATCACCGTCACCCGGTCCATCACCCCCGACGGCGAGTACCGCAACTCCTACACGTGCACCGGCGAACCCGGCCTCGTCACCACCCTCGGCATGCTCACCTGGGCCCAGCACGCCATCGCCCACAGCGCCTACCACCCGACCGGAGACCCCGATGACTGACCCCACCCGCCACCCCACCCCCTGGACCATCAGCTACAGCCCCACCGGCCACGGGGGCCGCATCCTCGACAGACACGGTGACACCCTGGAAATCGTCCACGCCATCACCGAGACCGACCTCTACGACTACGCAGCCGCCCAGTACGGACCACCCCTACCCAACCCAGCCGGCACCCACACCAGCCCGCCCAGCTACGACCCACCCCAGGACCACCGATGACCACCACCCCCGCCGAGCAGCACTACTGCCCCGTCGGCTGCACCCACCCCGGCCAGCACCTCGACACCTGCCCCGGCCCAGACACCTGCCGGGGCTGCCAACCCCGCACCACACACCCACCCGCACTCATCTGCCGCCACTGCACCACCCGACTCGCCAGCTGGCTCGACGAGGCCGCCAACCCCGAGTCCCTCACCGCCATCACCGCATGGCTCCG